GGCAGATGACCAAATTCAAATGGTTGTAGACCAAGCTAATGCGTTTGCATTTAAAGTTGATGATATCGAAGAAAGACAAGCTCACGTTAACTGGGAAGCCTTGGCTACTTCTTCTGGAGCATATGCTCTAAAAGATTCATACGATGCAAATGTAATTGCGGCAATGCTAGCCGGTGCAGGAACTACTACTGGTAGTGACGGCTCTGGTGCGGATACGGGTTTCGGAACTTCCGAAGTTGACCCAATGGATATCTTAGCAACTGCGGCTAAAAATTTACATGGAGCAGACATCCCAACTGATAATAGATGGTTTTTAGCATCTCCAGAGTTTTATGAACAACTTGGAAATGCATCATCTAAATTAATGGATGCTTCTGTTACTGGTGATGCTTCATCACCTTTAAGAAATGGTCAAGTTATTAATGGTCAAGTAAATGGTTTTAAACTATACATGACTAATAACTTTGCTGCTTCAACAACTTCTAACTATTTTAAAGTGTTATTTGGACATATGTCTTCAACTGCTACTGCTAATGCTATCGCAAAAACAGAAGTAATTAGAGACCCAGATTCATTTTCTGATATTGTTAGAGGTCTTCACGTTTTTGGTAGAAAAGTTCTTCGTTCGGAAGCACTTCAAGCTAGACACCTTTTAATTGACTAGGAGAATATTTATATGGCAACTTATGATGTAACAGGGCCTAGTAATGCGGGTGCAAGACCGGGAAGATACAATCCCGGTGTAAGAACTCCTTACATGGTAGAAAATACAATTAACATAGCAGCTATTAATAGTGATGCAGGAGCGGCACAAAATGATGTGCTAAAATGTATTGATTTACCTGCAGAAACACTAGTAATGGCGGCAGGAGTAGAAGTGTTAACAGCATGTTCTTCATCTGTAGTTATTGACATTGGTACCACTGGAGGCTCAGCAGGTTTTTTAGACCCAGATGCTTTCGTAGATGGATATGATGCTACAGGTGCTACTTATGCACCTAGTTTAGGTACAGTACCAATAATAACTAAAGCAGCAGATACACTAGATGCGTTAATAGCAGGAGCAGCATCAAGTGCGGGTAAAATTCGTGTTTGGGCAGTTCTTTGTGATATTTCCGGAGTAGATGAGACTGATAGAAATACAGCAGCTCAACACGATGGCTAATTAATATAATACAATTAGGGGGCTTCGGCCCCCTTATTTTTAACTTGACAAATTTGAAATCAACTGTATAATAAAGGAATAGATATGGCAACTTATAATTTAACTAAAAGACAAAATAATATTTCTTCTGGACAAAACTTTGTTTATAATAATTCAGACAGTACTGTTGAACTTAAGAAACGAGTAGTAAATATAGAAAATAAGTTAGATAAAATATTAAGTTTATTAGAAAACAAAAATAAAATAAAAAATGATTAATATATGGTTTATGTTGGTTTTATTTTCTATGCCAGATGCACCTTCAGTTAAATACAATGGATTTATATATCCAAATGAAGAAGATTGTGAAATGGCAAGATATGAACTACATGAAACATATAATAACAAATCTACAAAATATAAATCAGCAACAACTATGAATTCATATTGTGTAGAATTTGACAGTTTTCCTATTGCAGGATTAAATAACACAGGGGCATAATGGCAACATATTTAACAATAACTAACAGAGTATTAAATGATTTAAATGAAGTTGAATTAACTTCATCTAATTTTTCATCTAGTCGAGGAGTACAAACATCTGTTAAAAATTTTGTTAATCGTAGTCTTCACGATATATATAATGAAATAGAAGAACTACCAAGTCTTCACAAAGAATCTTATTATATAACAAATGAAGGACAAAGAGAATACGCTTTACCCTCAACAGATTTGCCTCAAACTGGTGATTTAAATTGGCGTAAAATAGATTGGGATACATTATACATTAAACCTAATGAGCTAACTACTAATGGTGAATTTACTTCTAATATTACTAGTTGGTCTACAATTGCAGGAAGTGGAAGTGCAGCTTATAATAGTGGTGGTAATGGTCGGGCAAGATTAAATGATTACGCTATATATCAATCAATTTCTACTATAAAAAATACAGAATATAGAATACAAATAAAAGCATTTGATTCTAATAGTACAGGACAAGCATTAAAAGTACAAGTAGGAACAGCCGCAGAAGGAACACAAAATTTAAACACTACTTTAACAGTTACAGATTTTGGAAATGGAAAAATTTTAGATACAACTTTTACTGCAACGGCACAAACTTCTTATATAACTATAAACAATACATCAACAGCTACAAATATGGATGTTGATTATGTTAGAATATCTAGAAATAATATGCCAAGAAGATTGCCTTTTGTATCTTATGATGATTGGGTAAGAAGATTTTCAGAAAGAGATTTAACAAATTTAGGCTCTTCATATGCTGAACCAGAGTTTGCGTATAAAACTCAAAGTGGTAAACTTGGTCTAACTCCTATACCAGATAGAAATGATTATAGAATAGTTTTTGAATATTGGAAAGAGCACACAGAATTATCTGCACATGGAGATATTCCAGATTTAGATGATAGATATGCTGATTTAATTGTAACTAAATCAAGATATTACGCTTATAATCTTAGGTCTGACCCAGAACATGCTTCTATGGCTATGAAAGAATACAATGATGGTTTAAAAAGATTACATAATGATGTTGTTATTAAACCAGAATACATAAGAGATTTAAGGGTAAACATGCGTAATGCCTAATACTTCTCAATTAACACCAACAGTTGTAAGTTGTTATGGAGGACTTGTATTAAATAGAGATGTATTTACAATGAGACCCGGTGAAGCTTTATCTTTACAAAATTTTGAACCAGATATAGAAGGTGGATATAAAAAAATAGCAGGTACAGCAAAATATAATTCTACTATAGTTCCTCAAGTTTCAGCCTCAACAGAAAGATTAAACTTAGTTGCTATATTTAATGATTTAATTGTAACGGCTCGAGGGGGAACAGTATACACAGGAACTACATCTGGTAGTTGGACATCTAGAGCAACAAGTAAAGGTACAGCTAATACTTATGATTTTGATAAATTTAATTTTAATGGAACAAATAAAATAATTATTGCCACAGGAGAAGCAGCAGCATTTACTTTAAATACAAGTTATTCAGAAGATGTAATAAATGCAACAGGTGGAGGAACAGCACCAACTAATCCTAAATTTGTTAAATCATTTGCTAACCATATGTTTTATGCGGGTATGTCAAATGCTATATCTAGTATTCAATTTTCTGGGCCTTTTACAGAAGATGATTTTGATACAGGTGGTGGAACAATTGTAGTAGGTGATGTTGTTACAGGAATAAAAGTTTTTCGTGATACTTTGTTTATATTTTGTGAAGATAGCATATATAAATTAGTAGGAACAACTTCTAGTGATTTTGCATTAGCAGAAGTTGCAAAAGATGTAGGAACAATATCTCATCATTCAATTCAAGAGCTTGGTGGTGACCTTATATTTTTAGCTAAAGATGGTTTTAGAACAATTGCCGGTACAGAAAGAATTGGTGATGTAGAATTAGGTACAGTATCAAAACAAATACAAGCAAGAATTTCTGAAGTTGGATATGACAATGTTACAGCTGTAGTTATTGGTTCTAAATCTCAATACAGATTATTTTATCCTCCAGATGATACTGTTGAAACAAGTTGCAAAGGAATTATTGCAGTATTAAAAGCTAATCCAGAAAGTGGGACATTAGGATTTGAGTACTCAGATTTAAAAGGAATTAAACCTGCTTGTTGTGCTAATGATTTAATTAGTAATGCAGAAACAACTATATATGGTGGATATGATGGATATGTATATAATATGCAATCTGGTAATGTAATTACATACGCAACAACAACAGCAAACATATCTGGATTTTATCGCTCACCCGATTTATCATTAGGTGACCCGGGTATAAGAAAAAGTATGCAAAGAGTTTTATTAAATTATGATGCTAATGATACTATTGATTCAACTAATCAAACATTTCAATTACGCTATAATTTTGAAGATACAAGTACACCTCAACCAGATGCCTACTCTTTAAGAGAAGGTGGAGGACAAAATTTTTATGGTAGTGGTTCATATGGAACAGCTATATATGCGGCAGAATCGGGTATTCCTTTAGCAAGACATTCAGTTGAAGGGTCTGGATTTGTAGTAGCACTAAAATTAAATGATAAAAGTAGTAAAACACCAATATCCTTAAAAGGGTATGAATTAGAATACGTTAACGGAGGAAGAAGATAAATGGGAGCGACATACACAAGACAAAGTAGTGGTACTATAGTAGATGGCTCTACTATTGAAGCGGCTCATT